CCCATTCAATATGGCCGAGGACGTCCTGTGCAATCTGTCGATAGTCTACCGGGGTCGCCGATGGTTTTTCGGTTCCTTGTGCTGTTGCTGTTATGATCATTTCTTCCCTAATCTCGTATCAATAAAAGCCGATGCCTCAGTAAAAGTAGCCATTCCGGGGTCAGGGTATTTGAACCTCTCCAACATCCTTACTTGTTTTGGGCTCGCCATTCCTTCTCGGCGGCGGGTAAAAAGTAGATCCAGGATTTTGCTGACATGACCTCGGTTGGAGATCCCGATGTCATCCATTCCGAACTTTTCCAAAGTCGCAATCTGGTTGGCGGTAGGTGGCTCCATCTCCCACATTGTTTCTGGTTCGTAGGTCGCCAAGTCTGGAAGGTTCAGTTTGAGGCAGAAGTCCAGAGCATCCACGGTCCTGGCACTTCGTCTACGTTGAGCCTTGATTTCAGCTTCCAATGCTTCCATCCGCTCTTCCTCGGCCAAACTTTCAGCATCCAGGAGGTCTACCTCTTCTTCTTCCTGGAATTGATTATTGATGAACTCCGCCTCTTCAGGTTTCGAAGCTACCAGTCTGGCCGGAGTGATAATTTTCAGCTTGTCGGTCAAGTAGAGTGGGTCCAGCAGAAGCAGGTTCTCTTTCCCTTCTGCAATCCTGGTGCCACGTCCCACCATTTGCTGGTATAGACTCAGGCTTTTGGTCGGTCTCAGGATGTACACACAATCGGTTGCCGGGTGATCCCATCCAGTAGTAAGAAGACTGGCGTTGCAGATGACTTGGGCTTCACCCTGCTCGTATTCATCCAGTGCAGTTCGATCCACTCCATCCACATGCACTGCGTAGAGCCCTGCACGTTGGCAGGCATCCCGGAATTTTTTTGAAATTTCAATAAGTGGAAGGAAGCAGACGGTTTTGCGGTCACTGGCATGCTTCGCCAATAGATGTGCTGCTTCTTCCAAGTGGGGTTCAATCGCTTCGCCAAGGTCTTCTTCCCGGTAGTCTCCATTTTTCGTGCGGACTCCAGTTAGATCAATCGGTACTGGTACAGACTTGATCGTTATTCTGGATAGGTACCCTTCCCGGATCAGACGAACCATCCCTACCTCGAACGATATCTTCTCGAAGAAGTCGCCCAATTGTTTGCGGTCTTTCCTCCAGGGCGTGGCAGTCAACCCAAGTACTTTTGCAGATTTGAAATAATTGAGGACCTTCTGGCACTGGTCGCCCAGACAATTTCGGTGGGCCTCGTCTACAATCACCAGAGAGAAGTGTTTAGGATCCCATTTCCAGAGTCGCCTTACCATCGATTGAGTGGTGCCAACCACAGTGGAACTGTCTGGATGGGCGTGGTTTTCGCCCTGCTCGACTGACACCTTGCGTCCGGTGTACTGATGGAACTTGTCTGCGTTCTGTTCCACCAATTTTGTAGCATCGGCCAGGAATAGTGTATTTCCTTTGGCTACATTCATCAGCTCAGATGCAAGGATTGTCTTTCCAGCCCCTGTCCCGGCGACTCCGAGAACACGTTCATGCTCCCGGAAGTCGCGGATCACGGACTGAATTGCTTCAGTCTGGTAAGGGCGGAGTTGCATCAGAAGGGAACGTCTGAATCTTCATCGTCGTCAGTGTCCTGAGCACCTTCTGGAGTCTTAGGAACTTCCATCGTATCCTCCTGCTTTGGAGCTGCATGAGTCTTTGTGGTTCCCTGGGTGGTACCATCTTTGGTCTTATAGTAACCAATCCGGTTGACCTTCTTCAGGTCACCTTCGTCATTGGTGTAAGTCTCAATTTTGAGATGGGCTTCACACCGTTGACCGATGAGAGCATCCGTGTCGATATCGAATTGCTCACCTTTTTTAAGAGGTCCATGAAATGCAGTATGAACCTGCTCCCATTTCCAGTCCATTGAATCCAAAAGCACAATGGCGTCAGAGACTTTTCGAGTCGTCTTTTCGACTTGAAACTCCAGTACTGCCATCTTGTTCCCAGATGATTTTGCGGTCTTCTGGGTGACTCCCAGAAAAACCAGTTTGTAATCTCCTTCGGGCAATGGCTCAAAGGATTTTTGTTCGCCTGTGGCGGTTTTTGTGAACTTCATAATAATGAGTTTTAGGGTTAGATTATTGATTTAAGCGGCGGATTCGTCTGGGCCTGCCTCCAGTTTCGATGTAAGGAACGAGATGACCTTTGCCGCTTGTGGCTTAGTTAGTTTGGACCATGTTCCTGCGGGACCTTCCAGTTTGTAGAATTTCCAGAGTTGCTTCATGTGGGTCGCCTTGAAGTCCAGGTCCTTTGTGCATTTTTTCCACAAGGATTTGATGTTTTCCTGCTGGACTGGAGTCGCATTGTCGGACTCGTCAGTTTCCGTCAGAGGATCCACTACTGTCTCTTCTTCAGGCTCACTATCTTGGACCTTATCTTCTACCTTATCTTGGACCTCTGGTTCTGGTCCAAGCTGAATTTGGGGCTTTGTGCTGGGTGCCGTGTATTCGAAATTGAATGCAGGTGCCAGTGATGACCATTCCGCTGGAACTTCAGCCGGAAGGTTGTAACGGTTTTTCGCATCCCATGCCGCATTGTGCTCCAGGTATATTACACGTTCCTTGCCACCTACAGCAACCTTGCCCTTATCACCATCGGTGAGGGTAGATTTATAGGTCATGAAGCCGAGAAGGTCCGCCCATTCTTTCACAATTGGACTAATCTTCTTTTCAGCATTCAGTTCGAATCGGTCATAGGATCCTACTTGACCGGGGTCTTCGTGCTTTTTGGTTACACTATGACCGATCAGGATGACATGGATGCCACGTTCCACGATGCGATCCAGCAAGTCCAGAAGTTGGGTAAATGCTTCAGCAAGGTGGGTGTACCCTTTGCCGTAACCGAAGTCCTCAATGGACTGCTTATTGGCATTGCTACAAATGTACTGACTGATCGATTCCTGAACAGAGTCAATGGAGTCAATCACCAAAGAGCGATATGGGAAGTCTGTCGCTTTTGCGATCTCTTCCAAATAGTTCTTGGTAATGAGTCCCCAATGCTCTTCAGGACTGTATTCGATACGATCCACTTCCAGATTCTTCGTGCCTTTTTCGAGGTCGAGGAACAATGGACTTGGAGCCCAAGTCGCCAGCGTTGATTTTCCCACTCCTTCAGGACCGTAGATGACGGCCCGGACGGGTGAGGAGATGATTCCTTTTGATATTTTGAACATAGTTTTGTTTGAGTGAAAGTGATGCTTGTCCGCCCCAGTTTAGATAGATACGGATTGATAGAGAATATTAACTGGAACCATGACTCTCCTTTGAGCCAATGAGGGTTAATATGTGGGACGGACAGGCGAAATGGGTTATGCTGCCTTGGCTTTAGACTTTGGAAGCGGGGCGATACTGTCCGCGTTCTGTTTAGTGGTGCCGTAGTTCGCAACACACTGGTTGACCAGATGCTCAATCTGTGAAGCTGGAGTGCCTGGAGGCAGTCCGGCCTTGATGATATCTTTCACACCACCAGTACTGATAGAGCAGGCGGCACGAAAGGTCTCGGCACTGCAGCCATACTCCTTTTTGAGGTGCTGGGAGAGCTCCACGAGCTTTGTGAACTTACGGACTGGGTTGCCGGGTTTGACGAACCATCCGGCCACCTCCACACCTTCGAACATTTGCTTCTTCGCATAGTCCTTAAAGGCTTTCATGGTTTTGGTGTGACGCTCGAAGCTATCCAGGATGTATGGGATCAATTCCTGTGGGACGTCCCCCGGTTCGATTTCTTTGCCCAAAAGGGCGTTGGCACACTTACGTGCCTGTTTCTGTTCTTCTGTTAATGAACTCATTGCCGATTTCCATTAGTTGGGTTGCGATTTTATCCACCGCATCACACTGAAGATCGCGGAGGGTTGAATAAGGGATCCCGGTCAAACGACTGAGTTCCCTAAGTGAAAAGGTTCTTCCTGGGTGTACATTTGCTGCCCACTTGGAGAGGCGAATAAGACGTGTCTCCACTGGTCCTTCATCAAAAGGTTCCGGTAGCATCGTCTGCACCATCGGGTGAGACCTCTGGGATGCCTTTCTCTGAAGTCGGGTGTTCATGCGTCGAGCACCTCCGCATTGTTCCAAGGTTGCTTCCGGGCAAGGAGGACCATGTCACTCCTCAGGAAGCGGACGGTCTTCTGTTTATTCCTGCCTACAGTCGGCAGGTAATACCTTTGGATAAATCCAGCGTCCGCCCAATTACGGACTGTATTCTTAGCGACTTGGAAATGGTCTGCCACTTGTTGTGGCGTCACATAGATGGAGTCCTTCATGTCATGGTCCCTTCCGTCTTGTACCACCGTGGTGGTTGGGTTGGTTTGAGTTGCACTATCTTGACCCGGATGCCGGGTTGGTCGCCCCAGGCTTTTTCCACCAGTAGTTGGCAGATTTGGTTGTCGTCCTCCCAAAACCCCAGGTCTGTCATGCAGTCCTCCAGTGTCTTGGGAAAGTTGGTGCAGTCAGGCTTGGTGATTTTCCAGAA